GCGTCGCCCTGGCGACCGGCACCGCACCGAACGACTGGAACGACCTGGCAGACCTCCTCACCGCCGAGGAGCAGCTGCAGGAGGCCTACAGGAGGCCCTGAGATGCCCACGACGACCGCCAGAAGCAAGGCAGGCAGGGTCACCGTGCGTCTCAACGACAGGGACATACAGAGCATCCTGCGGGCCTTCTCGCGCATGGACAAGCAGGCGAACGTCGACCTCCGCGACTTGTCCAAGGAGATCAGCGAGGACCTGGTCGGGGAGTTCCGCAACGCCGCCCGCGGCACCCGCTGGTATCCCGAGCAGGCCTCGTTCGTCGCCCAGTCGGCCCGTGTCGCCCGCGACCGCACCCCGTCCGTCACGCTCGGTGGTGCGAAGCGGTACACGACCAACGACGGCCGCAGGGTCGCCACTGGCAGCATCCTGTTCCTGTCCGAGTTCGGCTCGCCCGAGTACCGGCAGCGGCAGCGGTTCCGCAACCAGGCGCAGCGTGCCGCTGGCGCTCGAGGCGGCCTGCAGGGCCCGCCACGTTCACCCCGCGAGGGCCGTGGCAACCGAGGCTGGTGGCTGTTCCCACGGCTGCGTCGGCTGCAGCCTGGCATCCTTCGCCGCTGGATCGAGGGCGCACAGAAGGTCGCCGACACCTGGGGGCGTGACTGATGGCATCCCAGACCCTTCGCACCCTCAAGCTCAGCCTGCTCGCTGACGTCTCCAACTTCGGGTCGCAGCTCGACAAGGCCGGCTCAGGGTTCAAGAAGTTCTCCAAGGGCGTCGAGCAGGCGTCCAAGTTCGCCAACGTCGCCATCGGGGCCATCGGGGCCATCGGCGCGTCCGCCATCAACGCCGCTTCGGACCTCGACGAGACATCCTCGGCCGTCGAGCAGGTGTTCGGCAGGCGCGCGTCCGCGCAGCTGCAGCAGTTCGCCCGCGACGCAGCCCAGGCGCTCGGCCAGTCCCGACAGGCCGCACTCGAGGCGTCGCAGACGTTCGGCATCTTTGGCACCGCGGCAGGACTGTCCGGCAACGAGCTCGTCGAGTTCACCACGGACCTCGTCACCCTTGCCTCGGACCTGGCGTCGTTCAACAACACAGACGTCGACACGGCCATCACCGCCCTCGGCGCGGCCCTGCGAGGCGAGTCCGAGCCCATCCGCCAGTTCGGCGTGCTCCTTGACGCTGCCACGCTCAAGCAGCGGGCCCTGCGCGAAGGGATCATCGAGACGACCGACCAGGCGCTCACCCCGCAGCAGAAGACCCTCGCCGCCTACGCAGAGATCCTTGCGCAGACCACGCTGCAGCAGGGCGACTTTGCCCGCACCTCGGACGGCCTCGCCAACAGTCAGCGCATCCTGCAGGCCGAGCTCGAGAACTTCCGCGTCGAGCTCGGCGAGCAGCTGCTGCCCGTCGTCCAGGAGCTGCTGCCGCAGCTCAGAGGCTTCGTCGCCAGCATCACCGCCATCCAGCCTGAGAAGCTCGTGGCCATCGGCAAGGCCATCCTTGGCGTGTCCGTCGCCATCAAGGCGCTCAACGTCAGCCTCAAGGCGTTCGCAGCCCTGCAGGGCGCCTGGAAGGTGCTCACCGGCCTCGGTGTCGGTGGGGCGGTGGCAGGCGGCGTCGGTGTCGCCGCAGGACTGACCGTCGCCACAGGCCAGAACCTCGCACCATCACAGGCCACAGGCGGTCTCGCACCAAGCGGCCTCGGCCTCCGCGGCTCGGCAGCGCCACCGCCGTCATTCGCAGGCAGCGCCGGCCAGCGGCAGACCGGCAACGTCATCGTCAACGGCATCGTCGGCTCGACCTACCAGGTCACCCGCGAGATCGAGCGGTTCCAAGCGTTGCGCGACCGGTCGCGCGGCACCCTGCCCACACCAGGGACGCCGCAGTAATGGGCTGGCCCCGCACCGTCACCGTCACCGTCGGCGGCACAGACCACACCGGCGAGGCCATCGACTCGGTGTTCATCCAGCGCGGACGCCGCTCCTACTGGGAAGGGATGCCCGCCGGCCTCGGCCGCATCATCCTCACCGACCCGACGGTCCGGCCCGTCGTCAACGAGCTCTGCACCGTCGACGTCGCCCTGCAGTCCGGCACCGCCCGCGTGTTCCAAGGGCGCGTGCAGGCCGTCTCAGCCCAGTACGACCCGAACGTCGGACCCATCGTCACCCTCGACGTGTTCGGCCCGCTCGCTCGAGCAGGCCGCCGCGACCAGGAGGCCACGCTGCCGCAGCAGCTTGACGGCCCCCGCATCGCAGCGCTCCTCGATGACGCCATCTCCGAACAGTGGGCCGAGCAGCCCCTGACACAGCAGTGGGGGCAGGTCGACGCCAGCGCCACTTGGGCGGACTACGGCATCGACGGCAGCCTCATCGACCCAGGCCTGTACACGCTCGCCGCGCTCACCCAGGTGCCGACCTCGACGTTCGGGGCCCTGTCGGCCGCATCGTTCTCCGGCGGCGGCGTCGTCTACGAGACCGGCGACGGCCGCATTGGCTACGCCGACTCGACCCGCCGGCAGGGCGCCAGCCTCGGCACGCCCGTCACCATCGATGCCAGCCTCATCGCCGCACGATCTGGCAGCGCCACCGCGCGCCGTGACGACATCGTGAACCAGGTCATCCTCACCTGGTCCGGCGGCACCGCGATTTACAACGCCACGGACTCCATCGCCGAGTACGGGTTCACGACCCGCGAGTACACGTCCATCTTGGACGACTCCGACGACGCCGACGACCTCGCCGAGCGTCTCGCGCAGCTGCAGGCGTTCCCCCAGGCCGACCTCGACGGCCCGTTCTTGGTACGGCTCAACAACACCACGGACAGTCTGACAGATCAGCTGCTGCAGCTCGAGGTCAACGACTACATCTCGGTGACCAACATCCCGACGTCCGTGCTGCCGGCTGGCACGTTCTACGGCTTCGTGGAGGGCCTCAACATCGAGGTCACGGATGTGGCGGCCAACGTCGAGGTGTTCGCATCCGACGAGCGGTTCTCGATCTACAACACACGGTGGGCCGACGTGCCCGACACCCTCACCTGGGGCGACACGAACGCTACGCTCCAGTGGCAGAACGCCTAGGAGACCCCGATGCCAGACACCGGCGCACCCTGGAACATCCCCTACGTCGCCTCGACCGACCTCGTGTCGGACTGGCCGGCCGACAGCCTCGCGCTGGCGAACGCCATCGACGCCGGCCTCGACGCCGCAGGCGGTCTCGTCGCCGTCAAGCATGCGCTGTTCACCGGCACACAGACCAACTCCACCGCAGCAGGCGCCAACTTTGCCGTCACCGACCTCAGCATCACGCACGAGGTCGCAGATGCGTCGAACAAACTCATCATCTCCGCTTACTTCGGTGTCGCCGGCCAAGACGAAGATCGCGGAAGTGTCGGTATCGCTGTCTACGACGGCACGAGCCTGATCGGCATTGGTGCTGCCGCCAGCAACCGTACACAAGTTGGCGCGGGAGGTCGCGTAGCAGTACTTGACGCTACCTACGGCCCAACCGTCGTGACCATGCCGAGCATCACTTTCGTTCACACGCCGGGTTCAGGGTCCAAGACTTACACCGTTCGAGCCATCAACGTGTCCACAAATACCGCAACCGTCTACATCAACCGAAGCGAAGCCGACGCAGATAACGCAGCAAATTCTCGGGGTTCCTCGGGCTTCGTCATTCAGGAGGTCAAGGCATGACCGACTACGCCGCCGTCCTGACCGCCCTCCATCCTGACGCGCTGTGGGGTCTGACGAACAACGATCTGTCTACGCTGTCGTGGGACCAGTCGAACACCGCCAAGAAGCCGACCAAGAAGGCGCTTGACGAGGCCGCCCCTGACGTCGAGCGTGCCCTGGCGTGGAAGGCCATCCGCGCCGAGCGTGACCGACGTCTGACCGCCTCGGACTGGACGCAGGTGTCCGACGCGCCCGTCGACGCCGCCGCCTGGGCGACCTACCGTCAGCAGCTGCGCGACCTGCCACAGAACTACATCCTGCCCGACGACGTCGAATGGCCGGAG